AAACCTTATGGAATATGCTACCATCAGAAGCGGTCTTCGCGCTGGTAATGTAGCTATTAACCTTTTGGATGCTGACATCAGCGTTCAAGACAGAGCATGTGGATGGGACAATAATGGTACCATGACATTCTCACAAGTAGTAATCGACATCGCAGAAAAGCAGTCAAAGCAAGAACTTTGCCCTACTGATCTTCGTGATTACTACCTATCAGAAAGACTAAGCGCTACTGCTTACGCTGAGGAAGTGCCTTTCCCAGAAGTTGTTTCTAACCTATTCGTAGAGAAGATCAAGAACTGGAACGAAAACTACTTGGCAACAACTGCAATGGAAATTGCACAAAATGCTATTGCTTTAGGTGGTACTTGCCCTAACGCTATCACTACTACTGCTACTCCTGATGTAAATAACATTGTTGGTATCGTTCTTGACTTGTTCGACGCTATCGATGAGTCAGTTAAGATGAGAGATGACTTGGTCGTTTTGATGGCACCACACAACTTTGCACTTCTACGCAGAGCATTGGTTGCACAAAACTACTTCCACTACAACCAAGGTCAAGGCACTCAAGACGAGTTGATCATCCCAGGTACTAACATGAAGGCTGTTCAAGTTACTCTAACCGATCCAGCTGGTGAGTACTACAACTCTATGATTGCAGGTCCTTCTAAAGATCTTGTCATAGGTGTTGGCCTTGAAGATGATTTCGATCAGCTACGTATCTTCTACGATCAGTCAAATGACGTAGTTAAGGTAATGGCAGCTTGGAGAATCGGTGTTAACTTCGTCGATGTTTGTAAGTGGAGCTGGTTCACAGCAGCGTAATCTATACCTAACCTAACCGTACACCTGTACAATTAAAAAAACCTTTATATCATGGCTTGTAACCTAACAGAAGGACTAACACTTGGATGTAAAGATTCACAGGGCGGTATAGAATACCTATACATGGCAGATTTGCCATCAGGTGCAATTCCAATAGTCGATGGTGATGACATCATCACTGGCTATCAGGATGCAGCTGGAGACCCAGTGGCTCTTACTTTCTTTAAGTTTGAAGTCCCAAAACAAACAAGTGGTTTAACCACGACCATCAACGCTGATAATGCAGCAGGAACTGTATTTTACGATCAAGCTGTAACTTTTGTTTTCAACAAGATTACTGCTGACATCAGAAACCAGATCCTTCTGATCGCACAAAACCCAAGAATCTTTGTAGTTGTAAAAGACGGCAATGGTTTATTTCACGGAGTTGGTGCAACTAGAGGCGCTGAAATCTCTGCAGGCACTATGCAAACTGGTGTTTCATATGCAGACAGAAATGGAGGAGAACTAACCATCACAGGTTTGGAACCCGATCCACCTTATATCGTAACTCCTGCTTTCGTAGGCGAATAAGAGTGACCATTATATACATAGAAAGAGAGGGACCAAGTGTCCCTCTTTTTTTCAATTAGACTTTTAAGTATATCTTATAGTAGAAAACACATTATTTAGCTAATGACGATCTACTTTTTACCTCAAGATAGCGAATTTTTATGGGAAGACATAACCACATTATGGGAAGCAGTACTTCCTAATTGGGAAGAGTTGGTCTCAGCAGAAACAGCCTATAGATTTTACTTAAATCAATCGGTAACTGATTGGCCAGTTTGGAAACTAAGACTTACCTCTAACTTTGGTAATAAGCAGATTGAGGTCGCAGGTACTCAGCTTGAGTGGGATATGACGCTCCTAATTAACAACGATAGATACAGTGAGTGGTCTATTACATCTAATGCAGATCAAGAGGCTCAGCTAGATATGCAAGGCTTTTGGCAATATCAAGTATTAGGAGGACCAGACACTGACAATCTAATAAACTTAGCACAGGGTATGACTAAAGTTGTTAACGCATCTTCAAAGAAGTTAGATGAAAAGCCTAAATATGTTGGACCTAACCCTAATGCTGAAAGCTATATAATATACTAATATAACATGCAAAGATACGTATTCCAAGCACACCAGTTCGATGCTATCAAGCTACCTATTATAGTCGAGAAAAAGACTAAAGATTGGGTTGACTTTGGTGAAAAGAACTTGTACCCTGATTTACTTATAGATCTACTTAATACATCAGCTATTCATCACACGTGTGTAGAGAGTAAGCAAGATGCCATCTTAGGTGAAGGCATCAAGTACTATGGTGATACTATAATGAACCAAGAAGATGAGACGCTGAATGACTTGTTTGAAAAGATAGTTAAGGACTACGTAGTCTTTGGTGGCTATGCTCTTAATATCATTTGGTCACGTGATGGCAACAAGATAGCTGAGATTTATCATATACCTTTCAATCACGTTAGATCTGGTAAAATGAACGAGGATGATGTAGTAGACCAGTATTGGTACTCAAGTGATTGGGCTAGATTTAGACAACAAAAGCCAGTTTCATATCCAGCTTACTCTCCAACTGACAATAAAGGTGATAACGCATCACAAATCTACTACTGTTTTGACTACACATTAGGTCAAAGCTTTTACCCTCTACCAGCCTACGTAGGTGCCATCAATGACATCGATATTGATGTGAGAGTCAGTCGCTTTCACTCCAGCAATCTGTCAAATGGCCTGGCACCTTCGATGCTATTGACCTTTAGAAACGGTATTCCTTCTGAAGACGAACAAGATCAAATTTGGCGTGACATCAACGATACTTTCGCTGGTGAAGATAATGCAGGTAGAGCATTCATCAACTTCTCAGAGCCAGGTAGAGAACCTACTTTGACACCTATTGAGAACGCTAACGATGACTACTATATTACACTTGAGCAACGTATTGTAAGTCGCATATTGACTGCACATCGCATAACTTCACCGAAGTTATTGGGCATTGTTGATGCATCAGGCTTCTCTAGCAATGCTGACGAGATTCAGACTGCATTTAATCACTTCTTAGGTACAGTAATAATCCCGGATCAAAAGAAGCTGCTCAAGAGCTTAAAAAAGATTATGAGAAGGTTCGGTCTAAATGTAAACTTAGAGATTGAACAAGCTTCGATTATGTATACAGTAGATGTCGAAGAGGTAGTTGAAGACAACATCGAAGATACAATAGAAACAAACCAAGAATAACTATGGCTACAGCATTATTTGTAACAGAAGAAAGACTTAAAGGATACACTGGTATCGATGAGAATGTTGATCCAAGCGACCTTTACCCATATGTTTTGCAAGTCCAAGACATCTATATAGCTCAGTCATTGGGTTCTAAATTATACAAAAGAATCAAAGATGATGTTGTCGACAATATTGTATCAGGTACGCCGATTGATCCAGATTATAAGACACTATTGGATGATTATATCACTCCAGTTGTTGTTCACTACGCTTATTGGAGCGCACTACCTCATCTTAAGTACAGAACGAAGAATAAAGGAGTTGTTTCAGGCAATTCAGAAGTGGCTGACACTATAACTTTAGAAGAACTTCAGTACTTGAGAAACAATATTAAACAAACAGCTCAATTCTATGACGAGAGGTTAAGAGACTACTTAGTTAATCACTCAGAGTTATACACAGAGTATACTAGCTACACTTCTAAAGATGGTATGGCACCTAATAGGTCAACTGCCTACTTTACTGGTTTGGTTATACCTGGCAAGTATAGAAAGTCTAGAGCTTGTGACTGTGGTGAATGTGAATACTGCACAGATGAAATCAACTAAGAAAACAGATAAAAATATTAACCTACTTAGACTATTTCTACAAAAGAAAGTTCAAGTAAAGGTTCAACCAACTAAAAAAACCAAGTGATATGGCTAGTTTAACAGGAAATCAAGTCGGTGCCTCTTATCTAGGCATCATCAAAACTTTGGACAACACAGCGATAACAGCTAGTCCTAAACAACTTAGCGATGGTGCAGGTAACGCATTGACAGTGTGTGCTAGCTCATCGTCTTTAATCTTTACAGGCACGGCTGACTTTTCAGCTGCTACAGTAACTGGTATACCTACTACAGATACAACCTATGATCTAGGTTCAGCTCAAAGTGCCAGCAACGTAAACCTTAACTTAACTGGTTCAGACGCGACAGTAGACACCATAACGCTTGTAGCAGGTTCTAATGTAACCTTAACTGATGATGGTTCTAATAATGTAACTATTGCTGTAGCTGCAGACACTGATACAACTTACGATTTAGCTTCAGCTCAAGCAGGATCAGATGTTAACGTAAATCTAACTGGCTCAGATGCTACTACAGATACTGTTAAGTTTGCAGCAGGAACTAATATTACACTAACTGATAATGGTTCTAACCAAATTACTATCGATGCTTCTGGTGGTGCTGCAGGTTTGGTATCAGGCACTGGTACTGACTCACTAAAGAATGCAGATAGCTTAGTGACTAATCCAGCTACAGCTTCAGGTAATTGCTCAATTGCATTAGGTGATAATGCTCAAGCCTATGCTGATTGTTCTATTGTAATAGGTCATAATGCTTGTGATTTTGATGTTAGTAGAGTCAAAGCTATTGCAATAGGTTGTAATGCAGCTCCAGCACAATGTGGTATTGCTATAGGTAGTAATACTAGAGCCGTTAGAGATGGTGTTAGTATAGGATCGTGTGCAACTAACACTGCAAACGATAGTGTTGCTATTGGATGTGGAGCATTGGTTACAGGAGGTTCTTGTGATTCTATTAGTATAGGCAGAGGTGCTCAAGCTTGTGGTTTATGCACGACATCTATAGGACAGAGTTCTAACGCTACAGGTAATGATTCTATCTCAATTGGTAGAATATCATGTGCTATAGGCAATTGCTCGATTGCAATAGGCTTTAATACTCAAGTCTTTGATGCTATTAGACCTAATGCTATAGCTATAGGTAACTCAGCTAGAGTAACTCAAGAATCTATAGCCATAGGTTGTGGAGCTAACACTTCAGGCGGTTCATGTACTATAGCTTTAGGTTTTAGAACTTATGTTAATGGTAATGATAGTATAGCTATAGGTTGTTGTGCTAATACATTTGCAGTTGGCTCTGTTGCTCTAGGTCGAGGCGTTTGTGCAACTAGAGCAAACTATGTTACTAGCTGTGCTTTCGAAGCTTGTGTAGTTGGTCAAGGTTTAGTTGTTACTTCTCCTGATGGTTTAACAACTCTTGGTATAGGCATTGATAATTCAGGTAATATAGTGACTTACACTCCCTGACAATTAAGCCTACAAATATATCTTATAACATAACAGATGGATATTTTAAATGTAACTAGAGACTATGCAGACTGCCGATCAGGTGGAGCTGTCACAGAACCAAATGGAGGCACTTGGGTCTCAGCTATAGCACTTTACCTTGGTGCAACTGAACCAGTTAATGGTAGCTGGATACAAGCGCTCTGTGCAGCTGAGGGTGTTACAGCACCTGTTAATGATAGTTGGGTTCAAGCCTTAGCTGAAAGTTACGGTATAACTGAGCCTTTAAATGGCACTTGGTGGTTTGCTATCGCAGATCATTGGTGTAACGGTGGGCCTACACCTCCTCCATCTTTTATTTGGAACTTAAATACTAGACAGTGGAACCTAGAGCCAAGAACATGGAGCTAAAAACAACTAACAACTGATGGGATTATCATTATTTAATAAATTAGTTTGTAACACTTATCCAGGTGTTCTCAAAACTTGTGACAATGCAGCTCTTAATGCTACACCTAAGCTTATAACTGACGGTGTAGGCAACAATGTGCCCATCGCTTTAGGTACAGTAGGTGCAATCTATATAGGTAGCCATGATTTTACAGGAGCTACAGTTACAGGTATTACAGGAGCAGCTGGTTTAGTTAATGGTACAGGCACTGATTCAATGAGATCAGATGTTACTACTATCGCAGCTTGTGCTTTAGGTACTTGCTCGATTGCATTAGGTAATGCAGCTTACGCAGATGGCTGTAAAAGTATAGCTATTGGTGAAGGAGCTACTACACTATGTGAAGAAGGCATAACTATGGGATTCGGTACATCTGTATCTGGTTGTGCAGGTGTTGCGATAGGTCGAGGTGCTGCAGCTGCTGAGTATGCAGTTGGTTTAGGGTATGGAGCATCAGCTAATGGCCTAAGAGCTGTCTCTATAGGTCATCTTACAATAGGCACAGGTGATTGTTCAGTAACTATAGGTTGCGGATCTGCTGCAAGAGGCACAGGCGGCGTTGCTATAGGTCACGACTCAGAGACATTTACAGGAGTTCAAGATTCAGTTTCTATCGGTAGATCCAATGGAGTTGCTCATAACCAATCTGTTGCATTAGGCTGCTGCAACTTTATAGGTTTAATTTGTGGTACAGGCACTAGTAATATAGGTATAGGTGCTGTTAACTGTGTAGAAGGTTCATATAATATTTCTATTGGTTCTAATAACTGTGTAACATGTGAATCTGCAATAGCTATAGGTTCACAAGCTTGTGCATTACTAGATGATACTTATGGTTTTTTTGACTGTACAGGTAGTATTGCAATTGGAAAATGTGCTGTTGGTTGTCAAGGTGGTATTTCTATGGGTTTTTGTGCTACAAGTCAAGGCCAAAGTATAAGTATTGGTAATGTTAGTAAAGCTTGCACAGGTGCAATAGCTATAGGTAATTATACAGAAGCATGTAATAATCAAAGTGTTGTAATAGGTCCAAGTGCTTATGTAACTGCAACAGCTGGATCTGCTGTAAAGATTGGTCATCAAGGTTATATTGAAGGAGGCTTTTATGGTACAGCTGTAGGTTATAATGCTAGAGTTTGTTCTATAGTAGGAGCTGGTACAGCTATCGGTGCATCCTCTCGTGTTGATGGAGGTGCAACTGCTGGTACATCTGTGGGATTTTCAGCTAACACAAATGGATGCTTTTCTGTAGCTTTAGGTGCGTACGCACGAGCTGACGCAGATGAATCTCTAGCTTTAGGATATTGCGTTACAGCTAATAGAGCTAGCACTCTAACTACCTGTGAGCTCGAGACGTGCGTAGCAGGTAAAGGCCTAATAGTCAAGACGCCAGATGGATTAAACTCTTACAGAATAGCTGTAGATAACTCAGGAAACTTAACAACAACATTAGTCTAAATATAATAATATAAAATGGGAACAACATTAACAGGACTGCAGATCGATAACTCCTACTGCGGTTTATTGAAAACAGGAGATAACGGTGCGATAGGCGCTACACCGAAGACGCTTTCTGATGGTCTTGGTAATGATGCTTCAATCGCCGTAGGTACAACATGTACTGTATTTACAGGCACAGCAGACTTTACATCAGCTACTGTGACTGGTTTGCCAGATAATAATACTACTTATGATTTGGCTTCTGCTCAGTCTGGTACTGACGTTAACGTCAACTTAACTGGTTCTGATGCAACTACAGATACTGTCAAGTTAGTCGCAGGTACTAATGTAACTTTGACTGATGATGGTTCAAATAATATAACTATCGATGCTGCTGGAGGTGGAGCTGCAGGTTTGGTTAACGATGCCGCAACTGATTCACTAAAGAATGCTGATAGTTTAGTAACTTTAGCTGCATGTGCTGGAGGACAAGGAGCAATTAGTTTAGGTGACGGTGCTACAAGTGATGCAGGTGGGGTAATAGTCATAGGATGTGGAGCTACTTCATTAAATGGAGCAACATATGGAGGTAATGCTGTCATAATTGGATGTGGTGCAACTGGTAGAGCATTTGGAGGTTCATCGGTGGCTTTAGGATCACGCACGTGCGTAAACTCATTAGCTATCGCTATAGGTGATGAATCAAAAGCAGATAGCTATGGCATATCTATAGGATCAGATAACCCAAATGGAACTGGTTATATGGTTCAATCTTCATCTACTTTAATAGGATCAACTGGTAGAATCAACGGTGATTTTGGCGTTGGCGTAGGTAGATGTTCTTGTTCTAATGTAGGATGTGGAACTGCAGTAGGTGCTAGATCTTGTATTAATAGTGCAGGAAATTGTGGAGGTGCTTTTGGATTCTATGCTCAAAGTAATGCAGCTGGAGCGTATGCTATTGGATATAACGTATTAGCAGCGACAGCTGATACAGTTACTGTTTGTGCTTTAGAAACATGCACAGCATCAACACCAACTGCTGGTGGTATCATTATGACTGACGCTGGATCAACAGCACGTAGGTTGAACATCGATGCATCAGGTAACTTACAAATCGATTCAACGCCAGTTGGCGGTGGTGGAGCTGCAGGTTTAATAAACGGGGTTGGTGCATATTCATTGAAAAATGATGATAGTTTAGTAGCTACATCTGCAGAAGCTAATTTAGATGGCGATATATCACTTGGTAATGGAGCTAAAACAAACGTAGGCGTTGCACCTGGATCGCAAAGTATTGGAGCTATAGCTATAGGTGTTAACTCAACAGCTTGTATAGATTCAATTAGTATTGGAGGTAACAACATTAATACTAGTTCATATGGTTCATTAATGTTTGGTTTTAATAATACTAATAATTTAGCAAATGGTTCTGTTGCTTTAGGGTCTAATAATGTAGTTAATGCATTTAGAGGTCTAGCAATTGGAAATACTGCTTGCGTTACAGCTTGTTGTGGAATTGCAATTGGATCTACAGCTTGTTCTTCTGCTCTTAACTCTGTAGCTATTGGAGGAGGTTCAGAAGCCAATGCAGATCGCACAGTTAGTATCGGTTCAGGGGCTGGTGATAATCAACCAGCAACAGCTACTAATGCTATTAGTATAGGTGCATTAGCTAGAGCATACGGTCCAAAAGCTATAAAAATTGGTTACGGTGAATCTAACTGTAGTGGAGCAGGCTTTACAGGTGCTATCTCTATAGGTTCTGGTGATGGTTGGGGTGTCGAAGCTGATGCAGACTACGCAGTAGCCATCGGTTATGGTGGTAACGCACTAGGCAAACAAACATCCGCTTGTGGAGTTAGTTCTGTAGCTTTAGGTACATCAGCTCAAGCTTTATGTAATAACTCATTAGCTTTTGGTACTTCAGCTATAGCTAGAGCTTTATGTGGTATTGCTATTGGTAATGGAGCATGTTCAGGTCATCCGACAATTACAGATTCTTTCTCAGTTGCTATAGGTACTGATTCTTATGCAGCTCTTGATAGTGTAGCTGTTGGTCATTGCGCACTAGCTCCATCTGCAGGTACAGCACTGGGTAACGCTGCTTGGGCTTGTGGTGGAATAGCTGTTGCACTTGGTGATAGTTCACGAGCTCTTGGTGATAACGCAATAGCATTAGGATATCAAGCTTGTGCTGCTAATCTTCGTTCAATTACTATTGGGTGTGGAGCTATTGCTAATGCAGATAGAGCTGTGGCTTTAGGTACGAATGTTACAGCTGCTATAGCTGATACAGTTACAGTTTGTGCTTTAGAAACATGCACAGCATCGACACCAACAGCTGGTGGTATCATTATGACTGACGCTGGATCAGTTGCACGTAGATTAAACATCGATGCATCTGGTAATCTCCAGATTGACTCTACACCTGTTGGAGGTGGTGGTGGAGCTGCAGGTTTAGTCTCAGGGACTGGTCCTAGTTCTCTCAAGAATGCTGATAGCTTGGTAGCTACAGCAGCTACTGCAACTGGAGATTTCAATATTGCTCTTGGAAATAGTGCAACTTCTTCTGGTTCTCAAGGTTCAGTAGCTATAGGTTCATTTTCATGTGCTTGCAATATCAGAGCAGTGGCTTTAGGAAATGGAAGTAAATCATTTGGTAATAGAAGCGTAGCTATTGGAGATTTCGCATGTGCATCAGGTGATTGTGCTATAGGAATTGGTTATTCAAATACTCTTGGGATGGCATCAGGTAACCAGAGCGTTTCTATAGGTATACAAACTTCTGCATCGGGTGTTTCTAGTACAGTTTTAGGGTCTTATGGATCAGCTAATGTTACTAGTGGTATAGCAATTGGTTCTGCTTCAGCACGAGCTGATAGAAGTATAGCAATTGGAGGAACTAGTGCACTTTTTCAACCTACTCGAGCTTGTGTAGCTGATTCTATAGCTATTGGACACGGTGTATGTTCTTTACGTACTAACACTTTAACTACTTGTCAACTCGAAGCTTGTGTAGCTGGTAAAGGCATCGTAGTCACATCACCTGATGGATTGACAACCCTAGGAATTGGGATAGATAACTCAGGAAATAT